GGGGATTGCAATTAGCCTATGCTTGTATGTATAAGTCTAAAATTAGTTGAAAGACGTGTTTCAGCCGATTTTAGCTGAACGTCTACTAGTTTCTATGCATCTTGATGTGGCAAAATAATTGTACCTCCTTTGGGACAATGTATTTTCAACTCATGTGACAGAGTATAACGTCACAAGACCATTTTGTTTGAATATGGGGGACCCACGCACAATACTTTTAGAGTATCCCGTGCACTTTTATTGGTATCCCACGTAAATCTTATCTATCTTGATATATACTAGGAATTTCATTCAATTTTCTACCGTGAGAAGCAATAAAGTACCACCTGTGGACATTGAATGATCTAAAACAGCATAGTTTAGATACTGTCCTGACTATAGATATTGAAGGAGAAAATAATGATATGACGTGGAGCGGAATAAAAGGGGAAGAATATTTGAATATTCGAGGATGTATTATCCTTGCTGCCGAGCTACGAGAAACTTACCTGACCATTACCTATAATAACCTGCCAATGCAGAATAATCAAACTCAAAGAACCTTAGAACGGGGGTCTGGTGTATACCCGTTAGAGATTAGAACACCCAAAACCTTTTTTCAAGAGATGACTAGACCTAGATACGTCTCTATACCGTGTGCTATACACGAGATTTTGCAAGCTGCTTTGCTTCATTTGGACCCTGGTAAAACGATGTATTATGTCATTTTGCCAATTCAATGTGTTGCTTTGATTTGGATGATCATATGCGCCACTAGAATTTATGTTGATTTTATAATTCCTTTAATTATAGATCACCTGAATACCCATAACTTGATGCGAAGCACTGACCCTATACCAACTTCTGAGTCTAACAGAAAGTTGGCAGCCTCTTCCATGAGATATCATGCTGAGGCTGGGCCTGAAAAGGTCACACCTGCCGAACCTGGCAGAGAAACAAACAACAATAACAACAACAACAACAACAACAACAACAATCGAAGACCTCCAAATTATGTTTCTGTTACTATGCCTGCCCAACAAGCTCATACCATACAGTTCACTGATTGGAAACCTGTTATTGATCACCTTGTTAACGTATTGTCTGATTTAGGAAATATTGTTAATAAGTGCTCAAAGAGAATAGAAGAATTGGAAGCCAAATTACAAGCTGTTAGCGTAGTAACTTTGAAACATCAATCTATGCTTTCTTCCCATGACATGAGAGACGATTCTACACCAAGAACTTTTTACGAGAGATTTGAATCTGTAGAGAATGAAGTCGCTAAACATGCTGACAAGATCAGTACCTTAAAGAAACAACTTAAAGATATTGATACTATTTCAGCAAAAGTTGACGGAACTTATGACTTTTTAGCCAAGACTGTAACACAACTTGGTGAAAGAGTCGATACCCAAGCTATAGATTTAGCTTCGTTCAAATTTGATCTTATGGAGAAAGAAGAAAATAGTAAGCCAACTCTAGTATACGAGCCTCTTGTAACAGGATTTAACTTCGATATTAATAACAACAATTTACCCGTACACACTACACGAACGAATACACTTCATGTACAGAGACCTATTGAAAGACCTGTTGAAAGACCATTTTACACTAGCCTGGTTACTTCGGTTGGAACTGTAGCCCTAGGAATTGGAGAATCACCTTCACTTGAACAAAGACAACAGATTACAATACCTGACCTCATTAATGATAAGAGAGATTATAAATCAGCCGTCAATTTTATATTGCAGAAGAACCCTTCACTGCATGTAGAATTTCAAAGCGAAGCTAGAGGACCCTCCCATGAACCAAAATGGAGTGGATTTCTCTATGTTTATACTAAGATGACTGGTTTAGGAAATGATGTATTACAAACTCAATTTGCCAAGAATCATTTATTGAAGCTCACTGTAGTAACTAGAAATACATTCTTTTCAAAATCTGACTTAGAACGACACTTGTATCAAAAGCTCTTTGGATTGCTTTCCAAGAGTAATTTCTTGACCCAATTACAACAAGAAGAAACCAAATATTGGGCTCAAGCTGGACCTGAAGATTTACAACACCATATGACCGTCAAAGAGACTTTTATGATGGTCGTATTAGCCTATGTATGTACCCATTTGACTTGTATAGTTGGAATGAGAAACGCTGAACTTGGCCTTTCTCTTTTCATTATAGCCGCTCTATTGTTTATGCTCTATTGTGCTATTGTACTATTCGCCAAGAGATTAATGTTCCATTACGGTAAGTATTATGCCAAGAGGTTAGCCGTTAAAGCCCTTATGTGGTGTTATACCCCTGATAATGTTAGAACTGTCAAAGAAGTTGCTTTACAACTAAAGGATAGTCCTGTAGCCCAAGAACTCAAGAACGTCATGAAAGCTGGAGTAGCTGATACAATGCAAGAAATGGGATTCACTGAGACCTACAACCAAACCCAAGAGTGTATCCATAAAATCATGAATGTAGAGAGAATGTCTGTTATTAAGAAACTTGCCGAGATGACTAGTTTACCAGAACACCTGTTTGATGTAGCCGAAGAGGTACTATCACTAGGTGCATTGTTTACAATTTTTTGGAGAACAAAAGGAATGATGTCCGCTTGTATCCCAGCTTCCTTCTTATATCTGCGTGGAGCAGTAAGAACGGAGTGGGTGCAGCATGTACTAAAGTATGCCCCGACCTTAGCTCAATTTGCGAATGGAATAAAGCAGCAAATTACAGGATTTGTGGCCCAAGCTCATGGAGATGATGCTATGGGTTCTGCTATGTTTGGACTACTAAAAGGCTTTGGATCAGTCGCTGGCGTGAAGATAAACGCAGTGACAGACCCAGACATCAAAGCCCTTACAACCTTGCGAACTAGCATTGGTTGTGTCAAAGATGCGACTCAATTTGGAGTATGGATGACAAAAGCCATATATGAAGTTGTGAAGATAGTTTGGTATCACACCACAGGGAAGCCCTGGGCTGATGATGCTAGACAAGGTCTTTTAGATGAAGCTCAAAATTTTGTTAACGAATATTCAGAGTTCCTGCTAAAGTATAAGACTCCTGCAGAAACCTATAGTCATAATATACTAGATAGATTCATTAACTATGGAAACACATCAAAAGACATTGCCCTCAGACTATTTCATAATCAGTATACTGTGCATAACTTCACCATATTCTTTTCTGTATATAATACTGCCCAGAAGTATGCGATAGCTGCACACAATTACAAGAATCAAGTCCGTTTCAGGAATGAACCAACTTATGTAGCCTTGTATGGTGCTCCAAATACATATAAGACTAATATTGTGAACCTATTTGTAGCCGACATCTTAGCTCTAGAAGATAAGCCTTTTGATGCAGATGCCATTTTCACTAGAAACTCTTCTTCTGAATATTGGGAAGGTTATAAAGGCCAATTTGCTGTTTTGTATGATGATATATTTCAATCGAAGAATCAGGATACAACTGAACGAGAAGCAATGGAAATTATCAAATTACGAAGCAGTCAAATCGAACCTTTAAATATGGCCGATGTGGAAATGAAAGGAAATGTATTCTTTAGATCGCCAATGATCTTTTCTACATCGAACACTAGAGGAACTAGCCATATCAATATAACAGAACCAGCTGCGTTTCAAAGGAGAAGAGACTTGCTCATAGAAGTCTATATGCCGAAGCCCAAGGTTAGAACTGCTGAAAGACCTGAGCCCACTGAAGAGGAATTGAGAGAGAAATTGGACAATGAAGAATTCAAAAAACAGCTCTTTGAGACCAATATTCCTGAGGAGGTAGCTGGAGTTATATCTAAACTACGTTTCAATATTCTCGATAGGCTCGATGAGACCAAAGTATTGCATAGAGGATTGAGATATATTGATGTAGTAAGATTGATTCATTTGAGACACAAACAGAAGATGAATACTAGTTTCAATCTGCAATCAGTATTGGAGAAGAGAGACCTCACAGAATCCTATAAAACTAGCCTAAGAACAGCCAGTGATGATATACGAGAAATGGCTGAATTAGTGTTTGCTAGTCAGTTCAAGTCGCAAGCTGGAGACGAGAAACTTTGTCCTATACCTCATGTTCACGAGAATAGACCTTACCCGGACCAAACACCTGAGGAATCCAAGCTGATGGAAGAACAGATGAAGAAGCTAGTAAAGGATGTGTATGGCAATAGTGTAGTTGAATCTGAATTAACACTACCTATACGCATGGATAAGATAGCTCAAGAGCTAGGGATCAAGAAGAAGGAAGAGAAATTAGAAACTTTTATGGAGAATATGACGGATCAAGCTAGAAAGCTGTATGACAACACAAAACAGTTAGTAGCTTCGTATGATATTACCAAGATTAAAGCTCTAGCCTCTGAATCAGTCAATCAATTGAAAGATATGACCACCGAGAATCCCAAGCTGAAGATAATAGCTGCCCTAGGACTAGTAGTTGGAGGAGTTTTAGCTATGAAAGGAGTTTATGGTATGACCAAACCCCTTTTAGAGCAATTCTTGTCATCTATAGATTCTGAAGAAAAGATGCAAGCCCAATCAATAGGGGCAGCAGTTCCAAAGAAGAGTCCTAAGACTACCGCAAAAGTAACAGCCAAGACTGCCCATCCTGTAGCATTGAACCATAAAGCTCAATCGGCCATTGATGCCGCAACTAAACTTATAGACGATTCGACCTACAAGAATCTAGCCAAAATGACTATTGTGAATACCAACGCTGACAAAACGTTGAGGAGAGATGTGTATCTTGTATTTATTTGCGGAACTTGTGCAATAACACCATTACACTCTCTTAGTAGAATGCTAGATGATCCTGATAATACCACTGTAGTCATAGACAAACTTGAGATCAAAACCAAGGATTTGCATTTGTATGGGGATGAAGATAGAGATTTAGTCTTAATTGAGTTCCCCAATACAGTACAAGAAAGAAGAGATATTATCCATCACTTCTTTAAGAATGAAGATATCAAGGAAGAACAACTAGGACCTGTAGCTGCCGTATCTTTTGATGGTTTGAATATCAGTAAAAGAATGGCTCAATCATGTAGAGTTGAAACCGATCTTATGTACAGTACTCAAGAATCTTTTGTACAATTAGCTGAACATATTAAAGCTCCTATGCACACAACAGAAGGAGATTGTGGATCACTTTATGTATTGTTACATAATTCGAAACAAAGGAGATATGTTGGCGTGCATTGTGCTGGATCTGGAGTTGAAGCCGTTGGGAATATTGTAACACAAGAGGTTCTCGAATCCTTCCTCCAATTGACTCGCTACAAAGATAGAAATTCTAGACAGAAAGATACTCAATTCGTTGCTGAAGGTGCCCCAGATAGAACCGCTTATGTAATGAATGATCACTATAAGACTAACGAAGAGTTGTTAGCCGAAATACCAAAGATTAGAGAAGAACTTGTAGAAGCAGGTTTCCTGGATCCTGATGAATCTGTCAAACCTCAGTTTGAAACCGGACCTGCGGGACACACTATAGGAACTGTTGTACCACAATTCCGACCCCGCCCTCCTAAAAAAACTGCTATAAAACCCTCAGTAGCCCAGGAATATCTTTCCGCCAAGTATGGACCACCAACTACTGCACCAGCTGCTCTGAACAAAGTGAATGGAGTATCGCCACTTCAGAAAGCTATAATCAAGGAAACTAGTACATTACCGATTGAATTCCAACAAAGAGATTTTGAATTGATGAAACAAATAGCCTATGTAGCAGCCCAAGACATAGGCTACGATGATGGACCAAGGAGTATAGTATCTGAGTTTGATGCTGTGAATGGAATACCTGTATCGAATTATCTAACTAGGTTAGAGGTTTCGACTGCTATTGGAGTACCACTCTCAACAATGCATAGAGAATTCAAATCAATAGATTATTTTATTTATGATTCTTCGACTGATACTCTCTGTGTGAATAGTACAACACCCATAAGAACAGCGTTGGACAGTTTAGATAGGAAAGAATATCTATATACACTCATCAATGATTTTCTCAAGGATGAAAGGAGACCACTAGCCAAAGTTGAAGCCCTTAGTACGAGACTGATAAAGGGAGCAAATAAAGCGAAAACTATCAAAGACCGTCAATATATGGGAGCCTTCGTTTCTAGAATCATGCGTGCCCACAACCATTTGTCCTACAAACTTGGAGTTAATCCAAACAGTAGAGCGGAATGGGAAAATATGGCCAAGACCATTGGTTGGTGGCTAGAAAATATGCGTTTCACTGCTGGAGATGTGGAAGGAATGGATAGAACAACCCAGAGACAACTAGCCTATTGTGCTGACTTGGCATGTAGGTTGTGGTATGCGATGTACGACCCAGACTGGACCCAAGAACAAGATCAGTTTAGAAAGTGGTTGTTGGAAAGAGACAATGCTGGATTACATGTTGGTGTGGACCACGTGTATTTAGTGTTGTTGATGAATAATTCTGGCTCTTATATGACATCAGTTCGTAACAGTTTAGCTGTGTGGATTATTATGACGTTTATAAGAATAAGATTTATGGAACAACAAGGACCATGGTTGGAATGTCGCCAGGATTATATGGGAGATGCTGAGATTGAAGCCTACAACAGAGTTAGAGAACGTTTTAATTTCTCAGACCCAATAAACTCTGCCAAGCAAACACAAAGAATCTGTGACTTTGGTGATGACAACATGGTTTCCAATTTTGGAGATATGAATTTCAGAACTCAGATAGCATACTGGAAATATTATTTTGGAATGAATCTTACTGATTTTGGTAAGACCGGAGTAATTAGAGATTGGCATGATAGAGGAGAAATAACCTTCTTGAAAAGACGAATTGTGCGGAG